AAAACACCCCTCTTTTTACTTGACAAACTAAATACTTTATCATATACTATATAGTATGTGTTTAGGCACTAAGGCACTAAGGCACTAAAATAGGCAACAACAAGAGGCAAATTATTATGGCAACATTAGCAGAAATACGAGCTAAGCTACAGGCTCAAGAAAACAAAAGTAGCAGATCTAGCACCGGTGGTGATAACGCTATATTTCCTTTCTGGAACATTCCAGAACAATCTACAGCAGTATTAAGATTTCTTCCTGATGGTAACGAAAGCAATTCGTTCTTCTGGGTAGAAAGACTTATGATTCGACTTCCATTTAGTGGAATTAAAGGTGACAATGATTCGAGAAACACCTTTGTACAAGTTCCGTGTATGGAGATGTGGAACGAAACTTGTCCGGTTTTGACTGAGGTTCGCACTTGGTTTAAAGATCCAGCACTAGAAGATATGGGACGTAAATATTGGAAAAAACGTTCTTACATTTTCCAGGGTTTTGTATTAGATAGCCCGCTCGCTGAGGACACAGTTCCAGAGAATCCAGTTCGTAGATTTATTATCGGACCACAAATTTTCCAATTGCTTAAAGCGGCATTGATGGATCCTGAACTAGAAGAACTTCCAACTGATTACACAAGTGGCTTGGACTTCCGTTTGACAAAAACAACCAAAGGTGGATACGCTGATTACTCTACATCTACTTGGGCAAGACGCGAACGAGCACTTGATAAAGCAGAAACAGAAGCAGTATCCCAATATGGTTTGTTTGATCTTAGCAGTTTCCTTCCTAATAAACCGGATGAAACAGCGGTCAATGTTATTAAAGAAATGTTTGAAGTATCTGTAGACGGTGGACAATATGATCCCGAGGCATTTGGGCAATACTACCGTCCAGCAGGTATGTACAGACCACAAACAGATTCAACTTCCAGCAAGGCAGAAGCAACCACTACTGCTCCTGCCCCTAAGGAAGAAAAACAAGAAGAAACGGTAGTCTCCGAAACTCCGCAAAGTAGTGGTGGCGGGTCAAAAGCAGAGGATATTTTAGCAACTATCCGTGCTAGACAAAGTCAATAATATATAAAGTTTGTGAAAGTTCCGGCAAAAATCTCCTTCCGGTAACCAGCGAGATCTTTCACAATTTTATAATATTCTATAAGGAAAATTTTATGGTAAAACCGTTTGATGTAAGCAAATTTAGACGAGATATTACAAAATCTATAGACGGATTGTCTGTAGGTTTTAATGATCCAACAGATTGGATATCTACAGGCAACTATTGTCTGAATTATCTCGTTAGCGGAGACTTTCATAAAGGAGTTCCGCTTGGTAGGGTTACAGTACTTGCTGGAGAATCAGGTTCGGGTAAGTCATATATCGCGGCAGGTAATATTGTTAGAGCCGCACAAGAGCAAGATATTTTTGTAGTGTTAATTGATAGTGAAAACGCTCTCGATAAAGAGTGGTTAGAACGAATTGGTGTTAATACTGACGAAGATAAACTTATGCGATTAAGCATGAGCATGATTGATGATGTTGCTAAAACTATTAGCACATTCATGAAAGATTACAAAACAATGCCTGAGGAAGAACGTCCTAAGGTTCTTTTTGTTATTGATTCTTTAGGTATGCTATTAACACCTACTGACGTTGATCAATTTGAAGCGGGTAATATGAAAGGTGATTTAGGCCGTAAGCCTAAGGCTCTTACAGCATTAGTTCGCAACAGTGTTAATATGTTTGGTGGGTATAATGTTGGACTTGTAGCAACAAATCATACATACGCATCACAAGATATGTTTGACCCAGATGACAAGATTAGTGGTGGCCAAGGCTTTATATATGCAAGTTCTATAGTAATTGCATTAAGAAAACTTAAATTAAAAGAAGATGCTGAAGGCAATAAAACTTCTGAAGTACATGGTATTCGTGCCGCCGCTAAAGTAATGAAAACACGATACGCAAAACCATTTGAAGGTGTTCATGTTAAAATACCTTATGAGCAAGGTATGGATCCATATAGTGGTTTGCTTGATATGTTTGAAAAGCAAGGTTGGGCAGTAAAGCAAGGCAATAGGTTAAAATACACTTGTAAAGATGGTACAGAGATTTTAGAGTTTAGGAAAGGCTGGACTGGTGATAAATTAAACATTATTATGAATGATCTACAGGATCGAAATTTTAGTTTCGGCAATACAGTAGAGGAATCCTCTGATATAGAAATTGAAGAAACTGAATCAGAAGTATAAATATCCTTAAATTTAACCCGAGGAATATTTGTGAATAGTACTGTTTTAATACAAACATGGGAAATGTTGAAGGCATACATTCCAAAAAAAGAATTACCACTGGCCGCAGAGCAGCTTGTAAACTATCTATATGAAGAAGGCTATTTAGAAATTGTTGATGAATTGGCAGAAACTTGCACTACAATTGAACAAATTGCTAATGAATTTGATAAAGAAGAATATGATGAAGAGGAACAAGAGTGGTGATTTCTAGTGTGGTATAGTAAGGTAGTTCAAAGTATGGGTAATATTCCAGATGCTTTGGAATATTACGAAGGTGAACTTATACATGCCAAAAAGGACGTTAAGATTGCCGGTGTTCTAGAAAAAAATGCTACGGCATTGCCGGGCATTGTAGAACATCGGTTTAATCAATTACAAGAACTAGAAGCGATATTACAGCACCTTAATATACAATTACGCAAAACAAGACGCAAGCATTTTAAAAAGTATTTAGAAAGTTATAACAGAGCCCTCAGTGCCCGTGATGCTGAAAAGTATGTAGACGGCGAAGATGAGGTAGTGGACTTAGAAACTATTATTAATGAAGTTGCGTTAATTCGTAATAAATGGCTGGGAGTTGTTAAAGGATTGGATGTTAAGCAATTTCAGGTAAGTAATGTTATACGCTTACGAACAGCAGGTATGGAGGATGTTACAGTATGATAGATACGGCGCCATATGGTGACATATTAGCCCAACAGGCGGCCGCTAAAGAAGTACAGAATGTAATCTCAAAGCAATTGTTTGATAATATGCTTCACGTTTGCGATTTTGGTTGCGGTGATGGATCAGTGACTGAATGGTGGACAAAACAGGCGCCTTATGATGAAACCCAGCCTGGCGTTAGTTATACTAAAGTGTCTGGTATAGATCTAATAGACAGATCTATTGACAAGTTTGATTTTACTTGCGGTGATATACAAAATATGCCGTATAAAGATAATGAATTTAATTTGGGTTGGTGTCACTACTCTTTACAACAAATAATCGATCCTGTTAGAGGACTAGTTGAAATGCGTAGAGTAATGACTGAGTATTCATTGCTGTTTTTAACTGTGCCACAGGCTTTAGATACTGATTACGGAAGGCTCAAAACAAGATTTAATCACCACGATAAAAACTTTTATTCGCTTCCAACATTAATCACACACTTAGCAATGGCAGGATGGAACTGTGATAAAGGATACTTTCTTAAAAAGTTTAATGATCGAAATATCCATGCTATTATTAAACCGATAAAAGACTGGGAAGAAGTAAATAACCCGTATAGTTTAAACCACGCCGCATTGCAGGAGAGAGGTGCGTTACCAGAATGCACTCATGATATGATTAAAGCAAAAGGATACTTTGATGAAACTTGTTTGCTTATTCCATGGATGACTGGTGCGCTAACTAACTATGGAGATAGAGTGTAATGGGGTTTCCTATAATACAAAATAATCACGTAAGAGTTAAACCTTGCAAGCACGGAGATTTCTCATACAATATAAATGATACAGTAATAGGGCAATGTTTAGATCAATATGGCGAATATGCAGAAGCAGAGTTAGCACTAGCATCGCAAATTCTTCGTCCTGGAGCAAAAGTTATTGACGTAGGTGCTAATATTGGAGTACATTCTGTTTTTTATTCTAGCGTAATAGGAAATGAAGGCGAGGTGTATGCCTTCGAACCAAGTCATTTAAATTATTTTTTCTTAATGACTAATTTAACACTTAACAGTGCGTTTAACGTAACGCCAATTAAAGGTGCAGTAGGAACAAAACGCCCGTTATACCTTCCTCTTAATAGAGTAGCAGACGAAATAAATCATGGCGCATTAAAAACTACTGATCAAGATACGGGTAATGAAGTAGAGCGGTGTGCGGTTTTTAATTTAGATGATATACAATTAGACTACTGTAATCTAGTAAAGATAGACGTTGAGGGAAATGAAGTAGATGTACTACATACCGGAACACGTTTATTTTCTACACATCGACCATTTGTTATCGCAGAGTGCCAAGAAAATCAGAAAGATCTATTACAAACATTTAAAGACATGGATTATGACTGCTATTGGTTACCTTCTCCAGGCTTTAATCCAAATAATTATTTTGAAAATGAGGAGTGTATTTTCGCAGATCCAAATGATGCAATTATTAACGTATTTGCTCATCCAAAAGAAATAGATATTCAAATAGATAATTTAGAAAAGATTACCAGAGTCACAGCCAAGTGGAAACCCGCAAAACCCACTAAAAAAGTGGCAGAAACCACTAAAAAACAACTAAAAAGTAACAAAGAAAAAAAACCTCAATAAAATCAAGTACTTAGAGCAACTTTTTTCGTGACATTTCCGCTATTTCCTGTATAATGTATATATACGCTAAAGAAATAGGGAACGATATGACGTCCCCGCCAAGTTTAATTAACCAATAGACATATAAGGAGCGAATTATGTCAAACTTTGTTTACATTCATAAAGGTGTCCATGCTGGAAAAGAAGTTAGCGGATACTTTCCGTTGGCAAAGGAAGATCCGAGTTATGGCAAGGGCGGAATGTTTCTTACTGTTGATGGGACATTCAGACCTACTGAGTTTCCGGCTCGAAACATTCGAGTTAAAATTGAGAACGTCATGGCGTATCAGACCGCCTCGGAAGAAGAAGCACTTCAGGCTCAAAAATCTGTTTCAGCAGACTTTGCAAAGCCAAAAGCACCGGTAGTGGTTGAAGAAACTGATGAGCAGGTTATGGACCGTATCGGCGAGCGTTTCAGCATCCTCAACGAAATGACTCAAGCAACTATCAACGGTGATGTCCGAGCAATGATTGTTACCGGACCTCCGGGTGTTGGTAAGTCGTATGGTGTTGAAACAACCCTCGAAAAAGCGTCACTGTTTGACAAAATCAAAGGCACTCGTACGCGATATGATGTTGTAAAAGGCGCGATGACTGCTCTTGGACTGTACGCAAAATTGTATGAGTACAGCGACCGTGGCAACGTGCTAGTGTTTGATGATTGTGACTCTGTACTGTTTGATGATTTGTCGTTGAACATTCTTAAAGCGGCACTGGACTCCGGCAAACGGCGTAGAATTTGTTGGAACGCTGATAGTGCTAAACTTCGGTCTGAGGGTATTCCTAACTCGTTCGACTTTAATGGTGCGGCAATCTTTATTACTAACGTAAAGTTTGAGAATGTGCGCTCTAAGAAAGTAAAGGACCATTTAGAAGCACTCCAGTCACGTTGCCACTACTTGGACCTCACACTGGACACGATGCGTGACAAGACTCTTAGAATTAAGCAGATTGCCAAAAGCGGTGAATTGTTTAAAGGCTACAAACTGAGCGAGAAAGCCCAGCAGGAAGTTCTCGACTATATGGACGAAAACAAAAACAAACTTCGAGAAGTGTCGCTACGCACCGCTCTTAAGATTGGTGACTTGCGTAAACTGTCCAAAAACAACTGGAAGCGTATGGCGGAGGTTAGCATACTTAAATAACCACCGTCACTTAGATACTTATTACAACGCTCCAGTGATAAGTATCTATAACACTTGGGGAGGCACTAGTGCCTCCCCTTTTTTATTATGAAAAAGCCTGCTAAAGTTTATATAGAAGACAATTCCATCTACTTAAAACTTCCGTTCACTATGACGAGTTTGGATATTGCCACTTCGTCCAACCCGGCAGATGTGCCGCGTCGTTTATTCTCGCATGGTAAAAGTAATAAAACCCATGTTACTTGGAATGTAGAAAAGAAGGCATGGACATTTAGTTTTACTGAAGATAATCTAATTTTTATTCAAAATTTTTTAGAAAGTCTTAATGTTACAAATATAGAATATAGTGATGAAGTTTTAGAATATCAAACTGAGGTGTATAATATAAAAAATTTTCCAGAGAAATATAACATAGAACTTTGTGTAGACAATGACTTAAAACCTTATATTAAAAATGCGCCAGATTCACTACTTAAATATTTAAATGATCAGAAATTAACTGATCTTTGGAGACTAATAGACAGGTCACATGAGTTAGGTTACAGTTTAAGCGACAAAGTAAAACTAATGATCGGAGATTCAGTAGAGCATGTAATGGTATCTAATAGTAGAGTCTCTCTTGGTGGCACTCTAAAAGAAAAAGAAAAAAAGTTAAAAGGTATACTAATGTATGCTTTAAAATATAACAGGATACCGATTGTGTTTCATTCTCCAGAAAGGTTATTATTTGGCGCAAAAGTAACCAATACTGGTGTGTCTAACAATAAGAAACCTATTGCGTTGAAACACGAAAAGATAGTAGACCCGCAATTTGATCCGATGGTTTTTAAAGTAGTAAGACAACTTATGAAAGAGGAATCAGTTGGAGACGCAAAACGCTTTGGTAAGAAAGATTGCTTAGTGTACTATTCACATACATCAAAGGACTTGATCGAAAGCGAAATAAATCCTCAGATAATATTTTTTACCAGAATGGTCAATGAAAGAACATTTAATATATTTCTTGACCATATACCAAAAGTGTGTTATTATAATACTGTAAACTCTCCCCTTGACGAAGAGAGTAATAGATTATTAATGGAACTAGGACCTGGCAACGAATATTATGCCAAAATGTAAATTATATTTAAAAGACGAAGTTAACTGCAAGTTTGAAGGATTAGACTTACTCGAAAGAAGAAAACTAGTAGAAAAGTTTAAGTTCGATATTCCCCACGCACGTTTTATGCCGGCTGTTCGTTTAGGACGCTGGGACGGCAAGGCGTCTTTCTTTAATCTTGGCGGTAGCACTTATACAAATCTGCTTGGCGATATACTGCCACTACTAGACAGTTATAAAGTAGAACTTATAGACTACAGAAACCCAGTAGAGTTAAACTTTGACAAAGTAACTGCTGAAAGTTACAGCCATGTTGCATGGCCGGAGGGGCATACGCACGAAGGACAACCCATTGTATTGCGTGACTACCAAATAGATGTTATTAATCGCTTTTTAGAAAACCCACAGTCCATACAAGAAGTAGCAACTGGCGCAGGTAAGACACTCATTACTGCCGCACTTAGTAATATTTGTGAGAAGTATGGGCGCACTATTGTTATTGTACCAAATAAAAGCCTTGTAACGCAGACAGAAGAGGACTATATTAATTTAGGACTTGATGTGGGCGTATTTTATGGCGACAGAAAAGAGTATGGTAGAACGCATACTATTTGTACTTGGCAAAGCCTAAACATACTTACAAAGAAAACACGCGCCGCCGAAGTAGATATTACTATCGAAGACTTTATCGATGGGGTGGTGTGCGTTATGGTAGACGAAGTACATATGAGTAAAGCGGATGTGCTGAAACAATTGCTAACGCAACAGTTTGCCCATGTGCCCATACGATGGGGATTAACAGGCACGATACCAAAAGAACAATATGAATGGATGTCACTGAAAGTCAGTATTGGCGATGTAGTAAACAGAATTGCCGCCGCAGATCTACAGGATAAAGGTGTTTTGGCCAACTGTCACGTGAATATAGTACAACTTAATGACTACGGAGAATATAATAACTATCAAAGTGAATTAAAATATCTTCTTAACAATGAAGATAGACTTGATTACATAAGTGGTTTCATTGACAATGTTAAAGAAAGTGGAAATACTTTAATACTTGTTGATAGAATTAGTGCTGGCAAATCATTGGAAAGTAAAATTGATAATAGTGTTTTTGTTAGCGGGTCAACAAAAGCAGATGAAAGAAAAGAACATTATGATGATGTTAAAACTTCTGATGCTAAAATTATTATAGCAACATATGGTGTGGCATCTGTTGGTATTAATATTCCTCGTATTTTTAATCTTGTATTAATAGAACCAGGAAAAAGTTTTGTAAGAGTAATACAAAGTATTGGGCGTGGTATACGTAAAGCAGAAGATAAAGATTTTGTACAGATATGGGATATTACTAGTACGTGTAAATATGCTAAAAGACACTTAACAAAAAGAAAGTCTTTTTACAGGGAAGCAGAGTATCCATTTACTGTAGAAAAAATTAAATGGCAAGGATAATAAATAGTAAGCAATGAGTTCACAAGTTAGCGATCTTTATAAAAAGTATAATGACCTAGTTGACCAGTTCAATGATTTAAAAAATGTAAACAAAGATATATTATATCAGGTTGACAAAGTCAAACTAGAAAATAAAGATTTACAATCCGAAATTATATTACTAGTAAAGCAAATGGCTTCACTAGAAAAACTTGTTCATACAAAGTATATGAACTCTGGTCCCGGTGCTCCTAAAGCATATGAGGTAAATTATGATGACGCTGGAAATCCACGGGTTATGAGTGGAAAAAAACATGCAAACATGTTAAAAAAGCGACAGTCCAAAGACAAATCTCACCAATATTATATAGTTAATCCGCGAACAAAGCAAATAGTAAGAAATCCAGATTATCATAAACCCAGCGACAATGACCCAGTAGATACACAAGATCATGATGATTTTGGTGATGATGACGTACCATTTTAAAATTTTAAAAGAGAAAAATCAATGAGAATATTAACGTTGGAAAACGAAGCCTATGCTATGAATACAATGCCTGAAAAGGTAGATGATGTGAGATTTTGTATTCTTGACAACAGTAATCCAGCCGACGCAGATTACTTTTTTATACCACTTATCTTTTTAGAGTCCTTTAATGCTCCTGCGGTGGTAATTAAACTTGGCGAACATAAGATTGCTATGCCCGTAGATTGGCATGTGGTAGTAGGCAGTCCGGAAGTCGGAGATCTTGAGGTGCTTCCACTTACAAGTGTCAATGACAGAGGATTTGAAGCGTTTATGTATAATCCACTAAGTGGTTATATGCATAGTTATAAGGAAATTGATATTGTCGACATTTACACTGAAGTTAAGTGGTACTTTCCAAAACTTAAAACTGGACAACTGCTTTGCGTTCCACTACATGATGGACCTAAGCCACAGTGTGCTTTCTTTGTGAGTGAGATTAATAAGCAATCCGAAATTATTGACGTTACTCAAGTGATGTAATGGATAAAATAATAAAGTTTTGGAAAGAGTCTTATTATAGCGATAAAATAGCATTTGTATATGAACTTATAAGTTTTGTTTTTACAGTTTTCGCTAGTTTAAACTTAGCACTCACAGCAGATGATCCTAATATGTTAATTGTATATCCCGGCTTTCTTGTAGGATCAATAACAGGCATTTATGCATACTATAGACGTAAACTTGCTTGGCCAGTGTTGCTCACAGGTTACTTTGCTGTTGTAAATGTAATAGGAATAGGTGTAGCGGCAGGCTGGTGGTGAAAGCGTTAGTAGTAGGCAATGGCGAAAGCCGTAAGCAAATAGATTTAAACTTGTTTAAACGCAACGAGTGGGAAATATATGGATGTAATGCGTTATACAGAGAGTTTATTCCGGACCATTTAATAATACTTGATTCACCAATGCGAGAAGAGTTTGAGCAAAGTGGTGTTAAAATAGCAAATGTTCATTATATAGAAGACATACCCGAGTATGAACCTATGATGAATTCGGGTGTAATAGCAATATTAATAGCAATGCGAACGCATAGCGAAATACACTTAATCGGGTTTGACCTAGAAGATAGTGGTGGTAGAGTAAATAATATATACAACGACACAGAAAATTATTATAATAGTAATAAAGAATCCGGTGGTTTTATTATCGAACAATATAACATTAAAGCAGTTTGTAATAGATTTGACGGCAAAATAGTTAGAGTTGCCGATAACAATCCTTTTAAACTTGACAAATACGTAGAAAATGTTACAATAAAAGAGTACATAAAAGGATTTAAGAATGGCTAAACCATCAATGCTACCGTTATATGAAGTATTCAACGCAATAGATAAGAAAGACTATAGATGGTATAAATCATTAAGCAAAGAAAAGCAAAAAGCATTTAGCCCTTATCTACAACTTAAATATTCCGCAAGCGCAACAGGCTCCAATGAATTACAGGAGTATATGATTCGCGCAACTAATAATGAACTAAACATTAACTTTTGGGAGGTAAGTAAGCATCCTGATCTAACTTACAAAATACTTTGTGCAATCAATCCAGGCATTGGAAAGTTCCAACGCAAGTATTTGTCAATGAAAAAAGAAACAAAGGATAATAAGAAAACTAAGTTTCTTAAAGAGATATACCCAACTTGGAAACTTAGTGATATTGAAGCATATGCCCAAATGTGCGATAAAAAAGAACTTAAAAAATTAGCAATTGATTATGGATACGACGACAAGTCAATCAAACAGTGGTTATGAATGTAAATACTGCAATCGAAGTTTTGCTAGAGAAAAAACACTAGCGGCTCATGTATGTGAGCAAAAGCGCAGACATTTACAGAAAGACGAAAAGCACGTACAAATAGGTATGATTGCCTATAGGCGATTCTATGAACTGACACAAGGGTCTGCAAACTTTAAAGATTATCAGCATTTTGCTAGTAGTCAATATTATAATGCGTTCGTAAAGTTTGGCAAACACATTATGAGCATCAATGCTATTAACCCAGACTTCTTTATTGATTATGTTATTAAAAGTAATACTAAATTAGATAATTGGTGTAAAGACTCTGTGTACGAAGATTACTTGTTGCCGTATATTAAAACAGAAAATGCTAGAGATGCTTTGGAGCGTAGTATACTTAATATGGAGAACTGGGCAAACAATAACAACTCTGTGTTTAATTATTTCTTTAGGTATGTAAGTTTTAACAAAGCAGTGGCATTAATACGAAACGGCAAAATAAGTCCTTGGACAATATACCACAGTGAAACGGGTATGGATATGTTGTCTAACATGAGTGATGAACAGTTAGGATTAATAAATGAATTTATTGATCCTGTTTATTGGAGTAAAAGGTTTGAAGCATTTCCGGCAGACGTCGAATGGGTTAAACACATTTTGAGTGAAGCAAAAATATAGGAGGAAATATGGCAGATATAGTAGATTTTGATATAAAATTATTAAGAAAAAGACATAAAGAATTAGACAGCATGATTTGGGAACTACAAGGGCAAGATCTTGCCGAAACTCATGTCAGACTGATGGAACTTAAAAAGGAAAAGTTACATCTTAAAGATAAAATAGCATTTATGGAAAAAACTGGATAATAAAATGAGTAAGGTTAATTTTGACATTGACATAGACTTGGCTGATAGAAGCAAAGTTCTCAATGCAATGCCTAACCATACACCTGCGGGCATTATACGTAATAACACTTTAATAAAGCATAATACTGGTGTTTACTTTACAGATGTTCCAATGGATCCTATAAAGGGAGTATGCTCGCTCGACCACAAGGATGCGGAAGAGCGAGGATACGTTAAGTTGGATTTACTTAATGTTAACTTGTATAACCAAGTACAAAGCGAAGAACATTTAATTGATCTAATGTTCACAGAACCACCGTGGGAAAGACTTGCTGAGAAAGAATACACTGAGCAGATTATACATATTGGTAATCATTATGATTTAGTAAAGCAAATGATGCCGAATAGTATTCCTAGAATGGCAATGTTTTTAGCAGTAATACGCCCTGCTAAACGCTATCTAGCAAATAAATCGTGGAAGGAAATAGGACAAGAAGTTTGGAAAGTACCAAATGATTCTAATGCGTATTATTTTAAGAAAAGTCACTCTGTGGGTTATGCACATTTAGTGGTTGTGCATATGAATCTATTGAGATAGTGGCGGTTCTTCCTGTACGTCACTTTGAGATAGTGGCGGTTCTTCCTGTACGTCACTTACAGATATTGTAGCGAGTTTTTTAAATAAAGGTCCAGTTTCAACAAATATTCTGTGCCTTTCCGGAAGAGATTTACCACTTGAATTAATTCTTGGAAAACTATACGTATATCTAATTTTAAATAAAAGAAGTTCACTTTCTTTTTCATAAACCGCTACTTCGGGCCGGCCCTGTGTTCCCTTCGTTCCCTTTGCATAACGAAATTTGCTTTCTAAATCCACACTTGGTAAATTCTTTTTCATTCTACTAACTGTCTGAGCAGAATAATCGTTGTTTCCTAAATTAACAATATAAACTCTAGGATCTTTCATTGCAATATGGTGATTTAAGAAGTTTGAAACATTATCAATTAGTAGACCTTCTTTCTGTGTATTGTCTCCAGAAGTAAAACTATTGAGATCATTTGCTACTTGTTTCATAATATTTAGAACATGTTTTTGTGGATTTGAATTATAATTTTTAATAGGTTTTAAAGTAATTCCTAGTTCTTTAAAGAACTCTTGCATATTTTCAAACGTTCTCGGAGATGCTTGTCCTACTAAGTTACTTCCTGTTTTTAAACTCCAGCCCTTAACCTGCTTTTCAGATCCGTCTGGTCGTTTATAAATTAAGAAAATATCTGCCTTTGTACCTTTTTGATCTTCTTCTCCAGCAGCCTTGACTAGTAGTCGATCGGGCTTTCCATTTTCTGCAAAAAGTTTTGAATATTTTGTTGCATATATATCGCTATTAGCGAATTTAACTGCTCCTTCTAATTCATTTGCCATGAGAGTAGTTAATGATTTGACATCTCTGGCGTCATCTATATTTTTTTGGTTTTTAATAATATTAATAAATTCAATAGTATCTCCTTGAGATCCTTCAAACGTTTCAGATAAATTTTCTTTTTTAGAGGTTGCTTTCATTATTGCAATTGCATCTTTAGTGGAGATGTTTTTGTTACCAGCCTTCATTTTTGCTACAACCGCGCTACCCAACAAATATTCTCCCATGTGTCCACGTGAAGAACCATGTGGTAGTTTATCACGTGATGCTTTTTCAGTTATTATTTCATTAAAACGCATAATTGTATTTATGCGTTATGGCTTGCGAATCTCATTGTAGATTATAGGGAAAAGTTCTCTATAATCTGTTTCACGTCTGCGATCTAGTTCAGTAAGATAACGATGTAATTCTTGTTGTTGAAACTTGTCGGGGGTTTCATTTTCTATAGATTTTTTAATACCTTCAAAGTATGTGTGTGCTTTGCCGATAGACCCGTTATGGGCACCGCTTATCTGAGTTGCTTTTTGTAACTTATCCATTGATTCATTGTAACCCCAATCTAGTATCTTGGGTCCAAATATTCTAGGATGCATAAAATCTTTACCAGCTACTTGCATTAAACTGATGTTAACACCCCACGGCTTGCCTGCCGCTACTGTTAAATCAGTCCATTCTTGGTATTTGTCTATTAATTCAGGCATAGTAAAAGTAGATATATTGGACCAACACATGTTAATGCTTCCCACTACTTTCTTACTTTTTATATTGGATATATATTTAAAATTTTTGTCAAACAGAGAAGTGTCGAGTCCAAACCTTATATATTCTGCTTGCTTGTTCCAGCAGTCAATACTACCGATAATGCTTGCTTCATATATTTTGCCATTCTCAGCAAAATCAAGTAATCTGTCTATTTTTTCCTGTGCTTTGTCTGTTGACAAGTTACTAAAAAAAGATAGACGCATGTTTTTAAACTTGTCACCGCTACTTTCAATGAAATCTAGTAGTCTGTCAGACTGTGGCTGAATAAAAGGTTCACCACCTAAAATATATAAACTTCTAAGATATTGTCCTTTTTCTTCCAAGTACTCAAATACCTTGTCTAAATATTTTAGCTCTTGGAAATCGCAATCGCCTCCTGGGACTTCTCCTCTTATCATAAAATTATGGATGTCACCGTATTTTTTATTTTCAGACTCCCACGTACTACTAAAGTAAGAACCACAATAAGTGCATGATAGTTGACAAAGGTTACTAAAATATATTTCAAGTTGCGTGGGAGTAACATGAACAGCATTTGGATCTTTTAATAATTCTACAGGTGATGAAGGTGCATACTCAATTTCTTCATGCAACAATCTGTCACTCATGCCTCCCGCTTGTTCAATAACTCTACAATGCTCACAGCCAAGTTCTGGCCATTCGTTTCGTAACATTTGTAATCTTGCGTGTACTTTTTGATGAGTATTATGGAAATCAAAATCCTCTGTGATTGGATTATGATCACACCTGTGGCAACTAGCGGTAGTGTTTGTAGTTAGAAAAACAGTACTAAGAGACCATTTTAATCTGCATTGTATGTCAGATTGTTTTTCATTGACAATATTATTTTTGTGTACTTTTATAGTAGACATATTATTTTACTTTTTGTACTAATTGAATGTTTCTGCGTTTCGTTCTTCGCTGGGCTAGTTCGTTCATACTAACATAAGGCCCATGCACTATTTCTACATCCTTAGCCATAAATGTTTTAATGTATGGTTTGAAAGGAGCAAACTCTTTCTTAAGAAAAATATTAATTGGAAATAGTCTATTAGATTCCCACCACCAAACATCTCCTAATTCTAAGAATTTTTGTTTAATTTCCAAACTTGGAAGTAGATCGTAATCGTATATACTAACAATGTTAGCATCTTTGTTTAAAATAATTCCAACGCACTCTCTATCAGCATACTTAATATAACTTATAAATGGATATTTTTCTGTTAGTTCTTGATAAATGTTAGTCATACGATTTTAATAAATATAGTAAAGGATTTTAATAAAATGCTAGTTACTACAGTCTATTTATATGACCAAATTGTTAACTTAAAAATTAAAGTTGACACTGACAAACAACACTGGGGGTATGAGATGTACAATCATCCGATTAAATTATACAAGGGTATTGATAATACGATACAAATACAAATTAAAAATGATAACCAAAAAACATTAACTATTACAGACAAGACAGTTACTTTTAATGTTTTAAATTCGTCCGATGGAACAAGCGTTTTATTAAGTAAAACAGCAACTATAGTTGACGGAATTAACGGAAAAGTTAAGGTTGTTGTTACTGAAGGTGATTTATTAAACTTAGATAGTCAGTATCTAAACTACTCAGTGAAGGTTGTAGATGGAGAAAATAATCAAATGATTGGTTATGTAGATGGCGCGTATGATGTTATTGGCCAATTACAAATTTTAGATGGTGTATTTCCAGACGTGAAGGATAGTTTGGCACTAAACCTAGTAGATTTCACAGCAAGTGGAGGAACATATACTAGTAATCCGTTAGTAGCAGAATCAAAACTAAACCAAAATTCAGGATTACATACTGCCGCATTTTACGTAAATGGATATAGCGGTGACATCGTTGTACAGGCTACTCTAAGCGATAATGTTGCTCCAGCACCAACTGACTACTTTGATATTAAAACTGTGACATTGGCCAGTAAAACTGGTATTTCTTATACAAATTGGAACGGCGTATATAACAGAGTTCGATTTGTACACACTCCTACAGCAGGAAGTATGGAAAAAATTCTATACCGTTC